GAGCAGGAACAAGTGGAACTGCTAATACTGGCGGAGGTGGTGGAGGTGCTGAAAGAGATTCTCCAGCAGGAGGTAATGGAGGTTCAGGAATAGTAATAATAAAATACAAGTTTCAATAATGGCACATTTTGCATTAATAAAACAAAACATTGTAGTGGCTGTAATAGTTGTTGATAATGAAATATTACTTTCTAATGGAGTTGAAGTTGAACAATTAGGTATTGACTTTATAGATTTATTAAACATTAAAGGAGTTTACGATTACGATAAAGTAAGACAAACTTCTTACAATTCAAACACTAGAAACAAGTATGCTGGAATAGGAGACACTTGGGATGAAACTAATAATGTTTTTGTTTCTCCAAGACCTTTTAGTGATTGGACTTTAAATGAAAACTTTAAATGGGAAGCACCAATATCATATCCAAATGATAATAAAGCATATGTATGGGTAAATGGTGAGTGGACAGAATTTACTTTTAACAATTAAAACAATAAAACATGGATAAGTATATTTTAAGAGAAGGTGAACCACTAGGATATGGTGTAGAAGTAGTTATAGATGCTGATGAATACAGTATTGATATTACACTACCACTAGTAACAAATGATGAGTTAGCTTTTCAATTTAGTAAAACAATACCAGTAGTAAGTCAAAACAGTCAAACAGGTTATGAAGTTGACACAGCAAGAGCAACAGCTGTTGCAAATTATTTAATAGAAATAAATAGATAATAAAATATCTTACTTTTATTTTTGATATATTTATAATAAATATATTTCATGAATATTTCTATCTATCCCGGTTCTAGCTCATTTTTCCCTGGAAATACTCCATTTGGATTTTATGATAATGATTATCAATTTCAAACGGATGCTGATAAAGTAACTACATTTTGCGCTAGAAGATTAGGATATCCTATTATGGAAGTTGAATTACAAGATTTAAACTTCTATACAGCATTTGAAGAAGCTGTTACAACATATGGAAACGAATTATATGCTTACCAAGTAAGAGATAATTTTTTAAGTATAGAAGGAACTCCAAATACAACAGATTTAAATCAATCTTTAATTACTCCTACTTTAGCTACATTAATTAAATTATCTCAACAATATGCTGTAGAAGCAGGAACAGGAGGAAACGTAAATTATTATAGTGGATCTGTTACAACTACTGCTAATATTCAAGATTATAATTTAACAGATTGGGCTATAAGTGAAAGTATAGTAGGAGAAATTGAAATTAAAAGAATATTTTGGCAACCACCTCCAGCAGTAAATCAAGTATACAATTTAAGTATATTTTCAGGTTTAGGAGGAGTACCAGCAGTTGGAAGTTATGGTTTATTCGGTTCAACTGGATTTTTAATGTATCCAACAAGTTTATTAATGCAATCAGCTCAAGCTGTTGAAATGCAAAATCAAATTTCATTAGGTGATTATACTTTTGAATTAATAAATAATCAATTAAGAATATTTCCTATACCATCACAAGATGGAGGAAAAATTTGGTTTCAATATTTAAAAATAAATGAAAGATTAAATAGTGTTGTTCATGAAGCTACTTCATCAATTACTAATGTTTCAAATGCTGGGTATAATAACCCAACTTATTCAACAATTAATTCTGTTGGTCGTCAATGGATATTTGAATATACTTTAGCATTATGTAAAGAAATGTTAGGATATGTTCGTGGAAAATACAGTACTGTTCCTATTCCTGGAGCTGAAGTTACATTAAATCAAAATGAATTAGTAACAGCAGGAAAAGAAGAAAAAACAGCTTTAGTTACAAGTTTAAGACTATATTTTGATGAAACATCAAGAAAATCTTTATTAGAAAGAAGACAAGCAGAATCAGTAGCTCGTCAATTTGAAATTAGTCAAGTTCCTATGACCATTTTTATCGGATAATTATGTGTGCATTATTTGGATCAAGTAGAGATGTATCAATGATACGAAAAGTTAATAGGGAACTATTAGGTAATGTTATATCTCAACAATGTGTATTTTATAAAGTAAATTTAAACCAAACAACTTCAAATATTTATGGTGAAGCATCAGATAATAGATTTTTTAATGAACCGGTATTATTAAATGCTATTATTACTATAAGTGATAATTCAAGCCCCGTAACAGATTTTGGAGTTGATTTTGCTTGGCCAATTAAATTTGCATTTTTAAGAGATGATTTAGTAGATTCAAATGTGCATCCTGAAGTAGGGGATATTATATTATACCAAGAAAGTTATTGGGAAATTGATAATAATATATTTACAAAGTTTTTTGTAGGAAAAGATCCCGATTACCCATATTCCCAAAACCCAATAAACCCAGGTTTAGAAAATTTTGGATATAATGTTTCTGTAGTATGTGAATGTCATTATGTTCCATCAGATCGTTTAAATATAATAAAAAGCAGATTATAATGTCTAAAAATACTCCTATACCTAAAACACAAAAAGAAATAAGTATTTCTCAACATGAACCTTATAGTAAAAGCAATCTAGGAAATCCTAATAAATCTCAAACAAAAAATAGAGGAGAACAAATTTCATTTAAAGAAGATAATTCTAAACCTTTTTCTATTAGTATCCAAGATATTGATGAATCTATTTTTTATTATTTTACAAACGTTATTAAACCTTTTGTAATTCAAAATGGAGAAAGAATTTCAGTTCCTGTAATATATGGTTCACCTGAAAAATGGAAATCATTTCAAAAAGATGGATACTATAGAGATAGTCAAGGAAAAATGATGTTACCTATTATAATGCTAAAAAGAGATAGTATTGATAAAGTAAGAAACATAGCTAATAAATTAGATGCTAATAACCCAAATAATTTAGCTTTATTTAGAAAAACATATAGTTCTAAAAACGCGTATGATAATTTTAATATTTTAAATAATATTATCCCTGAAAAAGTAAATTATGCAGTAGTAATTCCTGATTATATAAATTTAATATATAGTTGTGCTATCAATACTTATTATATGGATCAATTAAATAAAATTGTAGAAGCAATTGAATATGCGTCCGACTCATATTGGGGAGATCCCTCCAGATTTCAATTTAGAGCAAGAATTGATTCATTTACTATGAAAACAGAATTATCTGATGCTCAAGAAAGAGCAGTTAGTAGTACATTTAATATAAAATTAAATGGGTATATTGTTCCCGATGTGCTACAAAAAGATATAACAGCATTAAAAAAATTACCAGACAAAGTAAAAATAGTATTTACTACAGAAATGACATCTGATATAACAAAAAAATAACAAATAAATAACAAAAAAATGGAAACAAAAGTTTTAACACAAGAAGAAATTCAATTATTAAAAACAGTACAACAAAAAAGATCTCAATTAACTGAGCAGTTTGGAATTATTGAATTAAGTTTACAAGAATTAGCTAATAGAAAAGAAATGCTTAAAGAAGAACTAATTAAATTATCTAAAGAAGAAATAGAAATTGGTGGAAATTTACAAGCAAAATATGGTGATGGTTCTATTAACCTTGAAAAAGGAGAATTTATCAGTAACTAGCATTTTTAAAACATTTGCCATATTTATAATAAAATAAATAAATAACATGGCAGAAACATTAATATCCCCCGGTGTCTTAGCAAGAGAAAATGATCAATCATTTTTAACTAAGAGACCTGTTACTGTAGGAGCAGCAATTATAGGACCAACAGTTAAAGGTCCTGTAGAAATTCCTACAATCGTTACCACGTATAGTCAATATACTAACATTTTTGGTTCTACTTTTGAAAGTGGAAGCGCAAACGATGCAGGTACGTATACTTATTTAACATCAATAGCTGCTTACAATTATTTTATTAATGGTGGTGAATCATTATTAGTAGCAAGAGTAGTTACAGGTTCATATACCGCAGCTACAAGTTCAATTATACCTAATGGATATACTTCATCTTCATTTGCATTAGAAACTCTTTCTAAAGGTATATTAATGAATAGTACGTCTTCAGAAACAAACGGAGCTTTAGCTAATGGAACAAAAGATAATATTAGATACCAAATTGTAAATAGTAATACCTCTTCTGGAACATTTGATTTAATAATTAGAAGAGGAAACGATAATACGCTTCAACAAGTAGTATTAGAAACATATACTAATTTATCTTTAGATCCTAATTCAGTAAATTTTATTTCTCGTGTTATAGGAGATCAATTAAAAAGTTACAATTCAGTAACTAATCAAATAGATATTGTAGGTGATTATGCTGTTAAATCCGCTTATGTTAGAGTAAAACAAGTAAATTATACTACTTTAAATTATTTTGATAATAATGGTACTCCTAAAACTCAATTTACATCATCACTTCCAATAAATAGTAGTGGTTCATTTGGTGGAGCAGCAGGTTCAATAAAAGGAGGAGCAAATTTTTACAAAAATATTTCAGCAACTGATACTCAAGGTTTAACAGGTGGATGTTATGATAATATGATTAGTTTATTATCAAATAAAGATGATTTTCAATTTAATATATTATTAACTCCTGGTTTAATAGATGAATTACATACTTCTCAAGTAACAGCAATTATTACTAATACTCAAAATCGTGGTGATAATATTTATGTTCTTGACTTAACTGATTTTGGAGATAGTGTAAATAATGTTGTTTCAAAAGCAGCAGCAAGAAATACTTCATATGCAGCCTCTTATTGGCCGTGGGTACAAGTAATAGACCCAGAAACTGGAAATAATGTTTACGTACCAGCATCAACAGTAATTGGTGGTGTATATGCTTTTAATGACTCAATAGCAGAACCTTGGTTTGCACCTGCAGGTATTAATCGTGGTGGTTTAGGAACAGTAATCCGCGCAGAACAAAAATTACCAGCAACACAACGTGATACTTTATATAGTAATAAAGTAAACCCAATTGCTACTTTCCCTGGATCAGGTATTGTAGTATATGGCCAAAAAACACTACAATCAAAAGCATCAGCTTTAGATCGTGTAAATGTAAGACGTTTATTAATTGCTCTTAAATCTTATATTTCTCAAGTAGCTAATAACTTAGTATTTGAACAAAATACAATTGCTACTAGAAATCAATTTTTAGGTCAAGTTAATCCATTCTTAACAAGTGTTCAACAACGTCAAGGTTTATATGCTTTTAAAGTAGTAATGGATGAATCAAATAATACTCCAGATGTAATTGATAGAAATGAATTAATGGGTCAAATTTTTATTCAACCTGCTAAAACAGCTGAATTTATATATTTAGACTTCAATATTACACCAACTGGAGCAACTTTCCCAGCATAATATTTTAAATAATCTTCCTCTTGAAAATAGGGGAAGATTTTATAAAAATTAAATATGTATAATAAACAAAAATAAAAAAATAAAAATGGCAGTATTATCACCAAACGAAATATTTTTCACAGCATTTGAACCTAAACAAAAGAATCGTTTTATTATGTATGTAGATGGTATTCCATCATATGTAATTAAAAAAGTAGGTGCAGTAGGTGTAACAATGGATGAAATTAAATTAAATCACATTAATGTTTATCGTAAAATTAAAGGTAAAGCATTGTGGGATGATATAGAAATGACTTTATTTGATCCTATAACTCCATCAGGAGCTCAAGCCGTAATGGAATGGGTACGTTTACATCATGAATCTGTTACTGGTCGTGATGGTTATTCTGATTTTTACAAAAAAGATTTAACTATTGATGTTTTAGGCCCGGTAGGGGACATAGTATCAGAATGGATTATTAAAGGAGCATTTATTAAATCTGCAAAGTTTGGTGAGTACAGTTGGGATGATGAAAATGCAGCACAAGAAATTACAGTTAATTTAGGTATGGATTATTGTATCTTAAATTTCTAATTTAATATAAAATTTAAAATTAAGCCTGCTATGCAGGCTTTTTTTATCATCTAATATTTATAATAAAATGCCACAAGAAATAAATCGTAAATCATTATATAATGCTTTAAAAGACCATGATATTGATGATAAATTAAGAAAAGATATACAAACTGAATATCCTGCTTCAACTACTGGAACCCCTACTGTATCTGCTTATCCCGC